GCCTTTTAAGCAGGGTGTCCGGGGTTCGAATCCCCGACGGGGCACCAGAAAAAGCCTTGAAACACAACGGTTTCAAGGCTTTTTTCTTTTGACCGATTATTTATTTGTTAGTAACGAGTTAGTAACGGCGGTCACCAGTGTTTCTGCGTCTATGTGGGTGTAAATGTTTGCCGTGGTGGAATAATCGGCGTGTCCGAGTATTTTTTGCAGCATTTCCGGGGCAAGACCTTCCTTGACCGCTCTCGATGTGTAGGTGTGGCGGGTAGAGTGCGGAGTTTTGCGCTCAATACCCAGCCTGTCAAGGAGCGGGTAAAAATCGCGCCTGCGGAAGTTTGCCGGGACTTTTTGCCCATCGTACCCGGACAAAAGCAAATCGCCGGTGGCATGACTGGCAAAGTAAGCAAAATACTGTTTCCCTTCCGGGCGAATGGGGATAATCCTATTTCTGCCCGCCTCGGTTTTCTCCCCGCCTACAACATAATCCCCGTGATAGTCTGCCAAGGGCAGAGAGAACAATTCCCCAATCCGCATACCCGTTGCCAGCAGCATCAAGACGATTTTCGCTGTATCGCTGTTGTCACGCTCCAGCTTTTGGATATCTTCCGCCGTGAAGATGTCCTTTTCTTTTTTGACATTCTCCGGCAGATGCACGAACTTTGCAAAATTTGTCGTGCATATTTCCTCCCGGATTGCCCAATTCGACATTTGCGTTATCAGCTGCTTGTACTTGTTTACGGTTGAATGGCTCTTGCCCATGTGCGGGTCAAGTACGTCCTGGAAGTCTGCCGTGCGGAGGTCACGGAACTTTTTGCTATGCAACGGAGCAAAAACCTTGTAGGCCGTGTTATAGGAATCAATCCCCTGCTTGCCGATCTCCTTGTAATGCTCCTCTTTCCACGCATCAAAGACTTCCGCAAAGGTCATATTATACCGCTCCGTTAAGATTTTTCCGTTCAACCGCTCCAAAGCGTCCAGAGCGTCCGTTTTGCGCTCATAGTGCCCAATAATCACTTTGTTTTTTGCGGCCACCCAAGGCGATTTTCTACGCCCCGCCAGTTTGTATACAGTTCCGGTGCCGTTTGCCCGCTTCAATGCTTTTCGCCGCTCTGTTACCTGTTTTTTGCCACAGAGATGGCAATATACGGCGCCCGGGACAAGAGCTGTTCCGCATTTAATGCAGTTGCTCATTTTCTGCTTCCTCGCCTTGTTTGGATTTTTTGCCCGCCGCAAGAGTGGACAATAGCACGGATGTAAGTACGCCGATTCCCAACGCCAAAAGCGCAATGGCAATCCATGCAATCGTACCGGCTGTCCTGGATCGGATTAGGCCTTCGTCCTGCACACGGTAATCAAGCGCCACATACCATGTAACTATACCCAGCAGGATAGCGGACAGCAGCGATGTGATATACAGCATCGTGCGCTGCCGCCTTGCTTTTTTCTTCTGCTCCTCTGCTGATTTGGACAGTTCATCGTATGCGCCCTCTATCCGTGCAAGGCGCACATCCTCGTCATGGACTTGCTGGAGCTGCTTGATTTGGTCTTGCGCCAAAACAATCTCCTCAATTCCAAAGTAACGGTCAATGGACACCCCCAGCACCTTGCAGATTGGCCCGGCTGCATACACGCCCGGTGCTTTGGATGTGGATGCAAAGAAATTGTTGACGCTGGACAAAGGCACACCGGATTGGTCTGCTATCTCCTGCGCCGTGATGTGCTGTTCCAGTTTTGCGTCCCGGCAAGTGTCCTGCAACGATTTCTCCATGTTTTATTGCCTTCTTCCCCTTTTTCGGGCATAGCCCGCATTATTTTGCAAACCCCAAATTTGGGGATATTGCCTTTTTCGGGATTGCACCGCCCGATTTGTTTTTGATATGGTGGCTGTGCAAACGATAAGCCGATAGGCGATTCGTGGGCAAAACCCTCCCTGTCCGGTGCGGGGATGGGGAGGGTTAGAACAAAATTTCTATTTTCTACGATTTTGTTGCACAAAAGTGTGCAACAAACGCCGTGTTTGGGGGTATAGATGAAAACACTTTAACGGAGGCCATACAAATGATGACTTTTTTTAACGAATGTGATATAATGAATCAAACATCTGTACGGGAACGGTTGAAAGCGGAAATCACGACGCTGACAGACCGCCAGGCTGAATATGTATTAAGGAGGTTGCAGGATGTTCAAGACAAGAAAGCAGTTAAAGGATGAAATTAGAAGACTGAATATCGAGCTTTCCGAAGAAAGACGCAAGACCCGTGTGTCCGCATTTATTGAATCCTCCGGGCTTCCACAATGCAAAAGCCTTGCGTGTGCGGATTGCATCCATGTTGTTTATCGGCGGTCTATTCGTGGTGACTATTATATAATAGGCTGCGGCAAAAACAATCCGTGCGACGACTACGAAAAAGACCCTGCCGCCAGTTTGGCAGCTAATCAAGCAATGCAGCAACCGCAATGGCGGTTGTAATCGCATACGGCACCCAAAACATAAGTAGCTCTTTCCTGTGCTGTTCTATGTAGCCGCTCCCCAGTATCGTAATACGCCAATACTGAACGCCGTCATGGACGGTTCCATTTTCGCTTATTGACTCCCCTATGCTGTAAAAATCAATCAGGCCTTCTTTTGCAAGGAACGAAGTGTATCTGTTTAGTATGTGATCGTCCTTGATTCCGACAAAACTATCTGCTTCGCCTCGGGTCATATCCTTTTTGTATAAGGCTTTTAGCAGCCGATATGCAGTCTTTTCCATATTACAGCACCCTCTTAGCTTCCAGTACAATGCCCAATAGCTTCTCGCATTGCTCATCGGTCAAACCATCAACTGCATCAAGCAACGCTTTCCGTGCTGCGCTCAATCCCTCGGCATTTATGCCGGGGGCTTTTTTTATGCCCGGGTCGTCCGTTCCTGCCAAAAACAAATCCGGTGAAACGGCGAAATAATCCGCAATTTTCTTTATCGTTGTTGGCCTTGGAATCGCTCCGCATTTCCACGAAGTAACAGACCCAGACGATAGGGCGAGTTCTTTTGCAACTGCGTTTGGCGATACTCCACGCTGTGCGCATAGGCCGACAAAGACTGACCAAAACATAAAATAATACTCCTGAAAATTGTGAGATTATCCAAAAGTGAGAAAAATGAGATTTTCCTATTTACAAAATGAGAAATATGAGGTATCTTTATATCAGGCCCACCGAAAAAGGGTACAAAAACACCAGCCCCCACGAAAGCGGCTTTTAACAATTTCTTTTGGCGAAGGTATTGTACCGCAGTTTTTGTGGAGTGTCAAGTGTGAAACCTCATGAATATGAGTTTTCGGTGGGCCTTGACTGCGGCGGGGATAGAAAAACCGCCTGCGGGCTGTTTCCGCAGACGGTATTCCCCCAAATTTGTTCACCAGAACACCCTTGCAACCTTCCGCACTGTCGGCGTGAGTTTGATACCTGCTTCACTGCATGACCCGACAGTTGCAAGCTGCGTTTTTTTACACGCTTCACTGCGTGGACGCTTGCCGGTTCTACGATAGGTACACGATGAAACAGCCGTGCTTCTTGGGGGTGTCGCTCACTTTTGCGGGATGGGTTCCGCAAAGCCCATTTGCATCACGCCGTGTCCCCACGGTCTGGAACGGGCAAGGTCAAAAGTTTGGTCAAAAGGCCACCTCCTTTGATTTGCCACACGGGCTATCAGGAGAGTACCACATTTCCCCGCCGCAGTCAATGAAATCTCACATATAAGGAGGGAAGACAATTTGACATTGAGAGAAATGCGGGATAGAGCAAATCTTTCCTGCACACAGGTAGGCAAGAAGCTGTTTGTTGACCAGTCCTGCGTAAGACATTGGGAATACGGAGATTGGGCACCGGCACGGAAGTATTACAAGAAAATGGCAAAACTGTACGGCGTGTCGGAGGAGGAGATCAAGGCTGCTGCGGAAGCTATCCGGGCAGCGAACAAGGAGGAACGATGATTAAGACGATGACGATGCAAGAGTGCATGGATCACCTTCGGGCGCATGGACTGAGCATTTCGCAAGACACGCTGGCGAACGGGATTGAACAGGGTGTGTATCCTTTTGGCCTGTGCGTTATCGGAGGGAAACGGCGTGTTTTTCAGATTTTCCCCAATCTGCTGGACAAGTGGATTGCGGAGCGGGAGGAGTAAACATGGACGGTTACACATTGACGATGGTCATCATCGGGGCCGCAACGGTAAGCTATTGGTTTGTGCGGTTGTTGGACAAGCTGGATAGACCAGGCAAATAGTAAATTGGGAGGAAATCGAGATGAAAGCGTGCAAGGGATTTGATAAAAATTTGAGGTGCCGAGGCTTCCGGTATGAGGTCGGCGGCGAGTACACGGAGGAAACCGCAGAGCTGTGCAATCGCGGACCCCACGCCTGCGAGAACCCGCTGGACACGCTACGCTACTATAGACCTGGCGATAGCCGGTACTGCGAGGTGGAGATTGAGGACAACGGACAGCGTAGCAGCTATGACAGCAAGGTTTGCGGCAAACATATCAAGATCGGTGCAGAAATCGGGCTAAAAGGCGTTATCAACGCCGCCGCATCGGGCTGGAGTGGCAACGCCGCCGCATCGGGTGAGAGGGGCAACGCCGCCGCATCGGGTGTGAGGGGCACGGCTGCTGTGACTGGCCGGCATGGAAAAGCATCCGCGATTGGCAAGCAGTGCGTCGCCGTTGCATGGGGCCGAGATAGCCTTGCAAGAGGCTCTGTGGGCAACTGGATTGTGGTATCGGAGCGTGACGATGATGGCAACATCATCGATGCCAAAATCGCAAAGGTTGACGGCGAAGCCATTAAGGCAGACACATGGTACAAACTGACACACGGCGAGATTGTGGAGGCGGAGTGATGTTTGTATGTGAATACTGCGGAGCGGCGTTCCGGGAGCCAGATCGCATGGAGGACAATTCCCCGGAATATGGAGACTGTCCCATTTATTTCTGCCCGGAGTGCGGAGAAGAAATTGGCCTGGAAGAAGCGGACGGCTGCCCGGAGTGCCACGGCTGGAAGCGCATGAAGGATGCCATGTGCCACAAGTGCCAGCTGGCCACGGTGAGCAATTTCAGACTTGCGAATCGCGGATTCAGCCGGATTCAGCTGGACTACATAAGCGACTTGTCAGAGGGCGAGTATCTGTCAGACTTTATGCGGGGTGACGCAACATGAGCGAGAACGGAGGAAAAGGAATGCTTAAATCATTTGATGATCTTGTAAAACTGGATGTGCGCCCTTACTGCGATGTGCGGGACGCAAAGGACGAAAGTGGGAAATTGATTAAAGTCCCCTATCTGAGCTGGGCAAAGTGCGTGAAACTCCTGCACGACAACGGCGCGGAATCCGTTTGGTATGCGCCCGTTGAATGCCCGGAAACAAAGACATATCTTTGGCCGCAGGCAAAAGTAGTCACGAGCAAGGGGCGGGAAACCGAGTGCTGGTTTGTGCGGGTACTGATCCACATTGACGGGATGGAATACACCTATGACACCCCCTTGCTTAACGGATCGCTTGTTGTATACACCGATACGCTAAACCAACTACGCATAAACAATGCGCTGGCGAGAGCGTTTGTGAAAGGCGTGGCCATCCGCACGGGGCTTGGATTTGACTTGTGGGCGGAGGGAGATTCCGACGATGGCGAGGACGATTTGAGCCGCCATAGCATTTGGGCAATCAAAGAGCGGCTGGAAAGGCTCATCACCATCAAGGAAAAGAACGGCCTTGACCACCGCGATTTGCTGGCCAGTGTTGGCATTAGCGACAAGCAGTTAAATAGCCTTATGGGTTATTTTGCAACGATTGACAAGCTTGAAAAGGCGGTCAGCAAGCTATGATACGGAACCACGATAGGAGCGGATGGTTTGGCGCGTCGGACACGGCCACGATTATGGGATCTTGGGACACAGAAACATTCCGCAGATGGTGGGCGGTAAAGCTTGGTATTCGGCAAGACCATTTTTCCAATGCGGCGATGCAGGCCGGGACAGCATACGAACACAAGATACTGGATGCCGCGAATGTCCAAACGAGAGATAGGCAGATTAAAGTGCGCCGTTTGCGGCTGCGTGTGAATTACGACGGGGAAACCAACGACATGATACACGAGGTCAAAACGCACAGCAAGCCCGTTTTTAAGGTCACCAAGGGATATTGGATGCAGTGCCAAGCGGAGATGTACGCCAGCGGTTGCGGAATCTTTAGAGAGCGGAAAGCCTGCCAAATCATCGCATATCGGATGACACCGGCGGAATACGAGAATTTTTTCCTTCCGATCGACATGAACAGACTTTCCGCCCACAAGGTCGAGTATGACAGCGAGTGGGTGGAATCGCAGTATCTCCCACGCCTGCGATATTTGGCGAAATGCTTAAAGCGCGGGAAGTGGCCGCAGTCAGAGGAGGTAATATGCAGCAAGTAACCGTTGATGCCGTGCGGTGGCAGCAGGACAGCGATGGGGCGTGGCTGTGCCTGCGTGTACAGTCCCCCGCCTCTGCAATGGCCATCTGCGATGAGATGCAGCCGGACAAGCAGTATGTGGCGCAGATTAAACGCAAGGGCAGAAGCCTTGACGCAAATGCTTATGCGTGGGTTTTGCTGGATAAATTGGCGGCACACTATGGGATTCCGAGGAACGATGTGTACCGGGAAGAAATCAAGAGCATCGGTGGCGTGAGCGATGTTGTGTGCATGGTATCAAAGGCGGCAGATGATTTCTGCCGAAAATGGGAATCCAAGGGAACGGGCTGGATGGCCGAGCAATGTCCGAGCAAAATTCCCGGCTGCGTGAATGTGACCGTCTGGTACGGCTCCAGCACCTACGATGTGGAACAGATGAGCCGCCTTATCGACCAAATTGTTTCCGATTGCAGGGAAGTAAACATCGAGACGCTGACCCCGCAAGAGCTGGATTCCCTGAAATCTCGCTGGGGCGAAGCCCAGCCGCTGGGGGGTGATAAAGGTGACTGACGAGAGACGGTGTTTCCTGTGCGGCAGAAATGGCGCAAGTGACCCGCTGGAGCGGCACCACATCTTCGGTGGGGCATACCGAAACAAAAGCGAGAAATACGGCCTTGTGGTGTATCTCTGCGGCGATAAGTGCCACAGGAACGGTGGGAACGCTGTACACCGCAACGGGAATCAAATGCGCCTGCTGCGCCGATATGGTCAGTTAAAGGCCATGCGGGAGCAGGGCTGGACGGAAGATGACTTCCGGCGAGAATTCGGGAAAAGCTATTTGTAAGGAGGAAAAAGATGGTAAACAGAATGATTTTGCAGGGGCGGCTTTGCTCTGACCCCGAACGCAGAGCCACACAGAACGGGACAACGGTGTGCAGCTTCCGCGTGGCGTGGAGCGAGAAGGTAAAGGACAGAGAAACAAAGCTGTTCCTCCCCTGTGTGGCATGGCAGGGAACGGCAGAGCTGATCTGCACCCACTTTACCAAAGGCAAGGAGATCATCGTGGAGGGCAAGCTCTCCAGCCGGGATTATGAGGACAAGGCCGGCAACAAGCGCACCGTGGTGGAGCTGACTGCTGACAAGGTGCATTTCTGCGGCAGCAAGGACGCTACGCAGAAGCCTACACAGACCTTCACGGAGATTTCCGAGGAAGACGTCGATTTGCCGTTCTAATTGGAGGTGACGAGGGATGACATTTGACGCGATTATTCACGATGCCGACAGCCTCCGAGACGCACTTTCCGATTCTCTTACTAACAATGTCTTACGAATTGATAATCTTTCGGAGGAGGATGCAGGGCAGTTAGCCAGCATTTTTACGGATCACGGAATCGGTATTTGCCTACTTCCGCGCAAGGAGTAAGTGCATGGCGGATATGACATACATCAAGCTGTTCATCGATTACTTAGATGCGATAGAACCGCTCGGTGACGCAGAGAGGGGGCGGCTTTTCACTTCCTTGTTGGTTTATGCAAGGACGGGCGAAGCCCCGCAGCTCGGCGGGAACGAACGGTTTTTATTCCCGATGATGCGGGCGCAGATCGACAGGGACAAGCCAAAATACAAGCGAGGAGAAAACCACCCAAACTGGAAAGGCGGGATAACACCGGAAAACCAGAGAGAACGCGGTAGCTCAAAATACAGTAACTGGAGAAAGGATGTCTTTTCTCGGGATAATTATACTTGCCAAATTTGTGGCATAAAAGGAGGAAAGCTGAACGCACACCATATAAAGCATTGGTCGGCATGCAAGGAACTACGGTTTTCTGCGGAAAATGGAATTACCCTCTGCGAATCATGCCACAAACAGATACACAGGAGAAAATGAGTCATGGGGAAATGCTATGTCAAGGCTTATTATGACTGGATTGAGCAAACAGCCGCTTTGTCAGATGCCGAGCGAGGGAGACTATTTATCGCCGTACTGGAATACGCGCGGTCAGGTCTTGAACCAAAACTCGACGGGCGAGAAGGCATTCTGTTTCCGGTATTCCGAGCCACATTAGACCGAGATAATAAAATTTCAGAAACCAATTCAAAAAATGGTTCGCTTGGCGGGCGCGGCAACAAAGCGTACGAAAGCGAACGAAAGCGAAATAAAGCGACCGAAAGCGAACAAAAGGCTACTAAAGACAAAGACAAAGACAAAGACAAAGACAAAGACAAAGACAAAGACAATAGCGCGTCGCCGTTTGAATCGTTTTGGGCGGCATATCCCAGAAAAGTCGGAAAGCAGGCCGCAAAGAAAGCATTTTCCAAGGTTTCCGTGCCGGTTAAAACGCTTATCGATGCCGTCAACAGTCAGAAAAACAGCGAACAGTGGCGCAAGGATAACGGTCAATACATCCCAAACCCAGCCACATGGCTGAATCAAGGCCGATGGGATGATGTGCTGACGGAGGCCGGAGCGCAACCAACGAAGGAGGAATACCATGTCGGAACATGGCTGTGACATCTGCGGCGGGCTTGGCTACACCGTCCGGCGCACGGAAAACGGCGAGCTGGTGAGCAGCACTTGCAAATGCGAGATCATCCGGCAAAACAGAATTCGCATGGAGCGTTCCGGGCTGGCCGGTATGCTGGATAACTGCACATTCGAGGCATTCCAAACACGGGAGTATTGGCAACAGGCCGCAAAGCAAGCGGCGGAGAAGTATTTGACCGACTGGAAGGGCAAGTGGTTTTTCGTCGGCGGCTCTCCCGGAACTGGGAAAACCCACCTGTGTACGGCGATTTGTGCCAAGCTGATGGACGGCGGAATCCCTGTCCGGTATGTGCAATGGCGGGGAGATATTCCGGCAATCAAGGCAAAAGTAAACGATGCGGAAGCATACGCCGAAGCCATGCACCCGCTGAAAACCGTCCGTGCGCTTTATATCGACGATTTTCTAAAGGGCAGCGTTACAGATGCCGACAAAAACATCGCCTTTGACCTGCTGAATGCCCGGTACATTGACCCGGATGCAATCACGATCATCTCCACGGAGTTGACCATTGACCGCATTTTGAGCTGGGATGAAGCCATCGGCAGCAGAATCAACCAGCGGGCGAGGGATTATATGCTTAACATCGGGAAAAAGCAGAATTGGAGGCTGAAATGATTGATGGGGAGAACGGAGATGAAGCACCTCGGCGATATTACGAAAATCAACGGCGCAGAAATTGAAATCGTGGATGTTATAACGGGCGGCTCGCCGTGCCAGGATTTGAGCATTGCAGGAAAACGCACTGGATTGGCGGGAGCGCGAAGCGGCCTGTTTATGGAGCAGGTACGCATCGTAAAAGAAATGAGAGCGGAGGACAAACGGAATGGACGGACAGGTGACATGGTCCGACCTCGGTTTCTCGTTTGGGAGAACGTTGTCGGAGCATTCAGCAGCAACAAAGGAAAAGACTTCGCAGCCGTGCTGGAAGAAATTGCGCGTATTGCACAACCAGGATTTTCTCTATCTGAACTGCCGGAAAAGTGGAAATGGACAAAAGCAGGAGCCATTGACGGTGATGGGTGGTCTATCGCTTGGCGAACTCATAACGCTAAATGCTGGGGAAAAACCATCCGAGACAGCCGTACAGGAAATGTTATCTGTCTGGGGACCCCACAGCGTCGCCGAAGAATCTCGGTTGTCGCAGATTTTGGAGGTGAATCCGCTGCCCAAATACAATTTGACCGCGAAAGCGTGTCTGGGCATCCTGCGGAGAGCGGAGCGTCGGGGGAAAGACTTGCAGAAGCTGCTGAAAGCGGTTTTAATCCGGCAGTCGCAAGGAGCCTTACCGCAAGAGCGGACGGAAGCCCCTGCGCCGACAGAGGCCCCAATAATGACTGCGCACCTGCATTGACTGCAGCGGCTGGCATGAGTGGGAACAATCAGCCAGTAGTGGCTATCCCCATCAACGACAAAGCCACCAGATGGCAGGGCGGTGGAGAGAGCCGCAACCACGATGGAAGCGGCAACGGTCTTGGCATCGGCAAAGAAGGCGACCCATCACCCACACTGACCGCTGGCGACCGCCACGGGGTAGCATATATCTCAGGGTTTGACGGCTACAATGGCGGCCTGACCGGTGATGTCGCATCCACGATTGGCATCAACTGCGGAATGTCCACTGGGCGAAGTGGCGTTATGGAACTATCTGCCAATGAGAATGGCGGAATGGCGCAGAACATGGTCGCGCGACGCCTTACCCCGATGGAGTGCGAACGGCTGCAAGGTTTCCCGGACGGATGGACCGACATCGGCGAGTGGCGCGACAGCAAGGGAAAGCTGCGCAAGCCGAGCGACAGCCCGCGCTACAAGGCACTGGGTAACTCCATCGCCCTGCCCTTCTGGGATTTCCTGGCAAAGCGTATCAGTGCGCAATATCTTCGCCCTGTTACGATGGGGAGCCTGTTCGACGGCATTGGCGGCTTTCCGCTGGTGTTTGAGCGGCACAACGGCAAGGGCACGGCACGCTGGGCAAGCGAGATCGAGGAATTTCCTATCGCCGTGACGAAACTGAGATTTGGGGAGGATTGACATGACCACATTACGCATGATTCCCGGCATTACATACACCCGGAAAAACCTTGAAGCGCTCACCGGTATGACGGACAGAGCGAACAGGCACATGATCCGAGCGCAGCGGCGGCAGGGGGTGCCCATTGTGGCTCTGCCGGATGGAGGGTATAAACTGGCGGAGACGGACGAGGAGAAGAAGATGCTCCTTGCCATGTACCGCAAGCGGGCGCTGGACGAGCTGGCCACATACAGCATGCTTGCAAAGGCTATGCAGGTGGATGGGCAGATGGAGGTGGCGGGAGATGGAACGGCGGTTTAACACTCCGTTGACGAACGAGGCTGCCAAGAAATTGCTATCCCTTGATTTGGATGACAAGATCATCACCAGCGTTGAGAAACTGGATGAGTGGTACACCGCGTGGGGCGGACAGTGTTATGTCAGCGTCTCTGGCGGCAAGGACAGCACGGTGCTGGCGTATCTGGCGGCGTGGTACCTGTCGAGCTTCAGGACACCGCCGTGGGAGCTGAACTTGGTGTTTGTGAACACGGGGCTGGAATATCCAGAGATACAGAAGTTCGTGAATGAGCACGCCGCGTGGCTGCGGAGAGAGTTTTCTCACGTGACTGTCAATCTTGTACGCTTGCGTCCGAAGATGAACATCCGGCAGGTGGTGACGAAGTACGGGTACAGCATCATCGGTAAAGAAGTAGCGCACCGGATAGAAACCGCGCGGCGTTCACCAGATAGCCGAAGTATGAAGCTATTGCGTGGGGAAGTCTTACGCACCGATGGGGAAAAGAGCATATACAACTGCGAAAAGTGGGAGCATTTGCTTTCGGCTCCATTCCTCATATCCGACAAGTGTTGTGGAATTATGAAAAAGTCCCCGGCAAAGAGCTATGAGCACCGAGCAGATGCCAAACCCACGACGGCAACAATGGCGGAGGAAAGTCTTCTGCGGATGCAAAAATGGCGCGAAACCGGCTGCAACGCCTTTGAAGGAAGGCGCCCGATGGGAAAGCCCATGAGCTTTTGGACGGAGCAGGACGTACTACGGTTTATCGTAGATCGGCATATCCCTATCGCAAGTGTCTACGGCGATATCGTAGCCAGTGACGGCGAGAACGACTATGCGGAAACGCTGATCGACTGCAAGCTGCATTGCACGGGTTGCCAGCGCACGGGGTGCATGTTCTGTGCGTTCGGCGCTCATCTTGAAAAAGGCGAGAACCGATTTGAGCGCATGAAGCACACGCACCCGAAGCACTACGACTTTTGCATCGGCGGCGGGGCTTACGATCCTGCTGACGGGATGTGGAAGCCAACTGAAAAGGGGCTTGGCTACGCCAGAGTATTGGACTACATCGGAGTGAGGTATTGAGATGACGGTATACATGCGAGTGAGCCGGGACAAGTACGAGCTGCCGGAGGCGGTGTCCGATTCCATCATTGAGCTTGCCAATATGTGCCATATTAACTGGCGCTCTATCTACAAGGCAGTATACAACAGCGGCAGACGGTACAAAGGACGGCCCGGCTATGTGGCGGTGTCCATCGAGGAAGGGGAGGAAGATGATTAAGATAACTATCCCGATGCCGCCCGTCACAAAGAAGAACTCTATGCGGATCGTGCGCAACAGAAAAACGGGGAAGCGGCGTATCATGCCGTCCCAGCAGTATATGGACTACGAGGCGGAAGCTTTATGGCACTGCAAAAGGGCCAGAGTGCAGCGCCCCATTGAGGAGCCTGTGGAGGTCAAATGCCTGTTTTATATGCCTACCCGGCGGCGAGTGGATTTGACAAATCTGCTGGAATCCATCGACGATGTGTTGGTAAGTGCCGGTGTGCTCAAGGACGACCACAGCGGCATTATCGTTAGCCACGACGGGAGTCGGGTGCTGTATGACAAGGATAACCCCCGGACGGAGGTGTACATAGCCGACTATGAATGATTTTGATTACGACTGCATGCAGAAAAAACGCATAGCGATGGGTGCATTTGCTCACATCAACAGGAAACGCGGCGGGTGTTCGCTCCCCAGCGACACCCTCACCGAAAAGCAGAGGAAGGAGAAAAATGGAGAAGTGAAAAGCTATAATATCACGCGGCCTATGCCGTGGCATGAATTTAAGGCTATGCCGGAGGATCTGAAGCGCGAGTTTTTCCGCAACATGCAATCTTTCGGTGGAACGGCCAAATGGCTGGCGGAGGAAATGAACGCTTGTGATGCAACGATACGCCGCGAGGCGGAATTAGTAGGTGCGCCATTCCGGCGCGGTGGAAGAAACGCGGAGATGTGGCAGCGTAAAATCATGGAGTGGGCTAATGCGGATGCGGTGGACATACATACGGTGGATGCGCAGAGCGAGGAGCACGCTGCCAACGATGCACCGCCGAAAGCAGACAAGCCGCAGATGGGCGCAAAGCTGTTGCATGCCCGGCTGGAGATGAGCGGTGACCGGGAATCCCTGCTTGCAAACCTACGGGTATTGCTGCCGGATGAAGGGCAGGTGACGGTGGAATGGTGAAAAGAAGCGTGTTAATCGCGGCGCTGCTTGTAGCAATCTTGGGGACCTTGGGCATTGCGTCTGCCACAGAAAACAGCGGGCAAACGCCGGAGACTGTAGTTGCACCGCCGGTGGTGGTTCTGCCCAGCGATGAGCCGCAGGAGACCCAGGAGACGCGGACGTGCGTGTTTACCGTCACGGCGTACTGCCCCTGTGAAAAATGCTGTGGGGCGTACGCAAATGGCTATACAGCCACCGGCGCAAAAGCCACGCAGGGCGTGACGGTGGCCGCAGATCCTGCCGTGCTGCCGATGGGCACGGAGATACAGATAGATGGCCATACATACACCGTGCAGGACACCGGCGGCGCTATTAAAGGCAACCGGCTGGACTTGTATTTTGACAGCCACGAGGACGCACTCCAATGGGGGGTGCGGGAAAAGATCGTGAGGTGGGCCGAATGAAAAGCCCCTGCGTAAAAGATTGCCCGGACAGGCTCCCCTGCGGGGCCTGCCGGAAGAACTGCGCGGCGTTCCGGGCGTATGAGGCCCAGCGGCTGGAGGAAAAGCCCTGGGTGGATCAAGCCAACACCGCCGCACGGGAACGCTATGTGCGGCAGAGCGCGAGGTTTGCAAAGGCCGGGAAACGACATATGAAATAGGAGGTTGACAATATGGATGCCGTAAAATTTTTGCAGGAACGAAATCGGATGTTTTTGAGCGGATGGGCCACTCCGAGCATTGGGCTGGAGGATGATTTTGACCCGGTTATGGCGGTTGAAATCGTCGAAAAGTGGAGCAAGCAGCATCCGCGTAAGACGCGGCAGAGCGTATTTCTGGAGCAATATCCTGAGACACAGATAGATGATAACGGCGTGTTGGGCGTATGCCCCGCCCCAATTTTTCATTCACATAGGACGGATGGAGGCAGATGTATAGACATCAACAGGAAATGCACTGATTGCCGCCGCGAGTTCTGGATGCAGGAGGTGGAGTGAAATGACAAAACAAGAAGCTGCTGCTATGTTAGTGCAGTTGTATGCAGACTACTCTACCTTGTGTGAAAAATATGGGTGGCCTCCCAGTGATGGAATGCCAGAGGCAGTAGCAATAGCTGTGCAGTCGTTGCAGGAGGTGGAGTGATGGAACGAATGACAGAAAAGCACTATCTTGGCACAGACCATTACATAAAGTGTTCTGGTAACTGCAATGTGGACATGGATTGCATAGATTGCCCATCGTTTGACTGTCTGGTTGAACGCCTCGCCGCCTACGAGGACACGGGGCTGACGCCGGAGGAAGTGACCGCACTTCAAAAAGATTGGAGCGACCGTTGCACGGTGACAACCCCTCTGGCGGCTATGAGTGGACATTTTGTGGCCATTGAGAACGGGGGTGTCAACGATGCGGCTGATTGATGCGGATGCGGTGAAATTCAATTTCCAGTACGGTCGTGACGATAACGGCATTCTAGTGGTACGCTGCAAGGACTGCAAGCACTATCGCAACTACCCAAACGGTTTGTGTTACCTACATACGGAGCCAAAGACAAATGCCCGTGGGTATTCCGGCGATGCGGTGTGTGTAGAGCCGGAGGACTTCTGCTCCTACGGCGAACGGAAGGAAGGTGCGGAATGTTAATTTGCACTTGCCCTAACGAGCTGGAATGCCCCGCATTATTATCAGATGTGGTGTGTTTTCCGTGGTGCGAATATCTGGAGGACGGTGACGGCGATGATTGATGAATGCAAGTGGATGCAAGACGAGGTTTGCGTCAACGCAGATTGCCCGCTGTGCTGTGATTTTTGCCCTGTGGCAGATACAGCCGGTGTGTGCCGGTACGAAGAGAGAGGTGACAGAGATGCTTCGGAGAGTTAACGGGCGGCCGATTCCGAATAATCCGGCCAAAGCCTACGAGGTGGGCAGGCTGGATGGCACAAAACAATGCATGGATAACGTGTCCTGTGTGCTGCTGGACAAGTGCGGATTCCATGTGCGGGAGGAGACGGCGGACAGCCACGACACCATGAGCATTGAGTATCTGCAAAAGTGCCTTGTGGAGCTGGTGGAGGCCAAAAACAACGGATATATCAAGATGGCTGACATAGAAAAGGCCCTGCAAGGCGAATATAAGATGGTAAACAGCGCGGAGTAAAGGAGGGCAAATGAGCAAAAAGGCGACACTGCCTTATGATGTGCGGTTGGAGTGCATTGCTTATGTGCGTGGATATCCGCGCCGGGTGCGGGCGTATCGCGAGGCTCGGGCGGAGATCTTGGGCGGTACGCATAGCGCTACGGAGGGCATGCCAACTGGATCGGGCGCTGGTAGGCCCGCCGAGAGTAAGGCGGAGCAGCTGGCCGCCATAGAGCGATGGCCGGAGACGCAGAAGATGCTTGCGGTGGAATACGCTATAGACCGCTGCGGCAGAGATATCGGCAGCGATACAATCCGGCGGCAGCTAATATATGGCATTATGCGCAACTGCCAAGGCAAGCACAAGTATGCCCGTAATCGGATCGTGATTCCCGGGATTAGCGAGGCAACATTCAGCCGCCGGAAGGAAAGATTCCTGCATGATATAGCGAAATATGCAGGGTTACTCGTGAAAGGTGATACAGATTCCACTTAATGATGTGCTACAATAGGTACAGTGGATGATAGGACATGGTCATCCACGCGATTTCCCAATCATCACTTTTCCTCCCTTCTATGCGCCGCCGGTATTGGGCGCACCTTCTGGCACCGAAAGGTCATACCGGCACAAACAGCCTGTAGGGAAACCTATGGGCTGTTGCTATATGCGGCGTCCAGATGGAATAGAGATGGGATGGCTATAGACAACATCCCAAATCTTGCGTGGCTCAAAACCGCGCCGCCGCTCCAAAAGCGGAGAGCCGCTGCCGTGGGCAAATGGCATAGCGCCTGCCCGGAAGTGCGGCTATACCGTTCAAAAGTGGACGGGGAAAAGACATTGCCCCCTGCGGGCAAACTGTGTAACCCATGTTTGAGAGCTTCCAGAAGGCCGCATGGGAGGGGAAAGACTGTTACTGTAGCCAAGGGGTGGGGGCTGGTAGCAAAACGAAAGGAAGTGAGCGTATGGCTGGCGGAGCGCCGAGAAAATGGAAAAGCGTAAAGGCAATGCAGGAGGCAATTGACGCTTACTTCAAAGAGTGTGAGGGTGAGCCGTTTGTCGGCGATGACGGCTGTGCTGTGCGCGATAAGTACGGCATGCCGATTATCATCAATGCAAAGCCGCCGACAATCACAGGGCTTGCATTGGCACTTGGATTCACAGGGAGACAAGCGCTGCTGGATTATCAAGCAAGGCCAGAGTTTGCGGACACGGTTACGCGCGCGAAGTCCCGCTGCGAGGAATACGCCGAATCTCGGCTCTACGACAAAGACGGTGCGAACGGCGCGAAGTTTTCACTTGGCTGCAATTTTGGGTGGCGTGAAGTGAACGAGACAAAAATAAGCACGGATTCCGTCAAGGTGGTTATTGATGTCTGATATTCTCTTGTCAGAAAAAATCGGCTCGGCGTTCTACGATGTGGCGCATGATGTGTTCCGCCACGGTCACACGCACTACGATTTCAGCGGTGGTCGAGGGTCACTGAAGTCCTCCACGGTGTCTGTACTTGTCCCCCTGCTGCTGATAAACAATCCGGGGACACACGCGCTGGTGCTGCGTAAGGTGGCAAACACCATCCGTGACAGCGTGTACGCACAGTATATCTGGGCAATCGGTGAGCTGGGTATGGCGGCGTATTGGGAAGCGAAGGTTTCTCCGATGGAACTGATTTATAAGCCTACCGGGCAGAAGATCATGTTCCGCGGTGCTGATGACCCGATGAAGATCAAGTCTATCAAGGTGCCGTTTGGCTATATCGCCGTGACGCACTTTGAAGAAAAAGACCAGTTTGCCGGTCGTGCCGAGATACGAACGATTTTGCAATCGACCATGCGCGGTGGATCGAAGTATTGGAACTTTGAAAGCTACAACCCGCCGATAAGCCGCGATAACTGGGCGAACAAGGACAGCCTGGAAGAACGCACAGACAGGCTGTGCCACAAGTCAACGTACTTGCAAGCCCCGCCAGAGTGGCTGGGTGAGCAGTTTTTAGCGGAGGCGGAACATCTCAAGGCCACGGACGAGAGAGCGTACCAGCATGAGTATTTAGGTATTCCTGTGGGTACGGGCGGCAACGTGTTTGACAACCTGGAGCTGCGGGAAATCACTGACGAGGAAATGTCGCACTTCGACCACATCTACCAAGGCGTGGACTACGGATGGTTCCCTGACCCCTTTGCTTTTATCCGCCTGCATTACGACAGAGCGCGAGAGACTATCTACCTGATGGATGAAATCTACCAAAACAAGCTCACCAACGAGGCAAGCGGCAACATCATCATTCAGCGGGGATATAAAGACGCATATATTACATGCGACAGCGCAGAACCTAAAAGTGTGGCAGACTACCGCGCTATGGGCCTTCAGGCAAAAGCAGCGGTCAAAGGCCCAGGCTCTGTTGACTACGGTATGAAGTGGCTGCAACGGCGCAAGATCGTCATTGACCGGAAACGCACACCAAACGCATACAACGAGTTCGTAAATTACGAATACGACCGAAACAAAGACGGAGATATTATCAGCGGCTACCCGGATGAGAATAACCACTTGATAGATGCCACCCGGTACGCCGTTGAGCGCATTTCCCGTCGGATGGGAGTTATCGCATGAGCAATGACGCAGTTATCAGAAAACTGAATGAGTTAGGTTATTCCACCATCACCGAAGCGTTTTACAGCAAAGTGGTGGAGTGGAAAAGCTGGTACCAGGGCAACGTGAAAGGTTTCCACAGCTACCGTGTCCGAAACGGCGAGAGCATGGTCAACTGCAAGCGGTATTCTCTCGGCATGGGGAAAAAACTGTGCGAGGATTGGGCGAACTTGCTGATGAACGAGAAAGTCAAGATCACCCTTGAAGAGCAGAAGGAACAGGAGTTCATCGACCGTGTTCTGACCGAGAACAATTTCACGGTCAAGGCGAACGAGATGCAAGAAATGAAGTCCGCGCTTGGCACGGTGGCCTATATCCCGCGCGTCGTCGGGCAGGAGATCAACGAGGGCGGCGAGATCGTCCCCGGCAATGCATCAGGCATCATTCTGGACTATGTGACTATTGAGAACATTTACCCGCTGGCATGGCAAAATGGCTTTATCAGCGAGTGCGCGTTTTCCTCCGTTGTGACGCACAACGGCCACGCTTACCTGTATCTCCAAATCCACCACAAGGGCGAGGGCGGAAGCTACATCATCGACAATCGCATTTACCGTTATGATAACGAAATGCTGTCTGATGAGCAGCTTGCCAATGTCAAAGGCTTTGAGAATATCCCGCCTGTGGTATATACCGGCAGCGACAAGCGGCAGTTTGTTATTGACCGGCTCAACATTGCCAACAATTTCAACTATCTGCTTCCGACCGGCATTGCAGTGTATGCAAACGCTATTGACGTGCTACAAGGCGTGGACATTGCGTACGACAGCTATGTAAATGAGTTCCGGCTGGGCAAAAAGCGAATCATGGTCAAGCCGTCTGCAGCAAAGTATCTGGACGGTGAGCCGGTATTCGACCCATCTGATGTGGCGTTTTATGTGCTTCCGGAGGATGTGAGCGACGGCGCTGTTATTACACCCATCGACATGACCCTGCGGACAGCGGAGCATAACACGGGCATCCAAGACCAGCTCAATATCCTGTCCAGCAAATGCGGCTTCGGCGAGACCTATTACCGTTTCGACGGCGGCAGCGTAGCGACTGCCACACAGGTCATCAGCGAGAACTCCACCATGTTCCGCACCATCAAAAAACACGAGATCATCTTGGAGCAGGCATTGAAGGAGCTGTGCCGCATTCTGCTTCGGCTGGGCAACACGGCCATGAACGCTGGGCTGAATGAGGGTGTGGAAATCTCCATCGACTTTGATGACAGCATCATTGAAGACAAGCAAACCGACTTTTCCCGCGATATGCAGCTTCTCAGTGCGGGCATTATAAACGATTGGGAGTTCCGCATGAAATGGATGAATGAGGACGAGGCGACCGCAAAGGCGGCACTACCGAAGATGCAGGAAATGACGACCGAAGGACAAGAGGAGGTAGAGTAATGGGCGGCAGAGGCGGATCCGGTGGCGGAATTGGAGCCGGAGAATCTGTGCGTGGGCGCGGTATGAGCTTTGCACGGTTTTTGTCAGAGCAGGATATTAACCGAGCAAACGCTGCGTCTGTCACTGATATGGGCGATATTATCAGGCACACATTTGAGCGCAACGCTGCTGAAATCAATGGGCTTGAGCTGTCGGACGCTGAAAAGAAAGACGCAGTAAAGCAGATGGCAGCTCTCGCAACAACGGCACTAAAAACGGCGGCAGGAGCAGTCAATCCTTACGCAAGCGGGCCTGCGCGCCTGACAACGGCGCAGAAAACAGGAAGCGCCGCAGACAGAGCTGCAAGAGCGCGCGGTGAAATGGATAGCTACATGCGGAAATTGCGTGACCAGTCCAGTAAAAACCGCAAAGCAGCAGAAAACAAGGCGTTTTCCAATGCCTTTGTAACAGCACAAAAGTCCGGCGCGTTGGAAGTTACGGTAAACGGAAAGAAATACCGCAGGGCTAACAAGCGCAGCGGTACATGGAGACCTGTTTAATGGGCGGACGCGGCGCAAGTAGCGGCATGAGCGAAAAGGGCAAGCCTTACGGGAGCGAGTTTAGGACGCTTCTAAAAGCTGGGAACGTAAAGTTTGTAAAGCAAAATGCGGCATTGAACGCAAAAGACCCATTGGAAACTATGACCAAAGGGCGCATTTACGCAACGATAAACGATGAGGGCAAAATAAATGCAATCAGCTATTACGGTGCAGATGGAAAGCGCGTAAAAACAATTAATCTCTTACATAGCCACGAACAATTCAAGGGAGAGCACACGCACATCGGGTATTATCACGATGAGGGCGGCACAAGGGGCTTGACTGCGGATGAAAAGAAGTTGGTTGCATTCGTAAAAAAGGCCTGGTATAATAGGCATAGCAAGTAGTCGTATAGGGTGATTACACCGTGACTGCGGGAACTCCGGTTAGAATCCGGGCGCTTGCTATGCCGTAAGGTACAGAAATGTATCTTGCGGCATTTTTGTTTGCTGGGGGATTTATGATTAACTTTGAAAATCTTGACAAGTTCACATTCCCCGGCGTTGGTAAGTACGGCATCCCGCAGATTGAGCAAATAAAGACATATCCACACGGCGAATTTATACCGGTAAATTACCACTACACAGCAAAAGACCCAGCGAGTAAAATCTTGCATTTCTTCGTGGACGATTATCAATTCGTTCGGTATTGGAACACGCCGGACAAGTACATTCCGAAACTGTCGCAGTTTTCGGCGGTGTGCGCGCCGGACTTTTCCACATACACAGATATGCCGCTGGCGATGCAGATATACAACCACTATCGCAAGCACTGGGTTGCGGCATATTGGCAGCTCCACGGAATGGCGGTTTATCCGACCATCTCATGGAGCGACGAAAGCAGCTACGATTGGTGCTTTGATGGAGAGCCGGTCGGCAGTATAGTTGCTGTTAGCTCTGTAGGCACACAGCAGAACAAGGAAAGCAAGCGTTTGTTCCTGCGTGGCTACGAGGAAATGATGAAACGTCTGTCGCCGGAATGGGTAATATTCTACGGGAAAGTGCCGGAAGAATGCGACTGGAATGTGATACGGGTAAACCCGCACTATGATGATATTGTGAAAAGGAGGAAAGCAAAATGGGCGGACGCGGAGGAAGCGGGAGCTTTGGATTTGCATCAATAAATGCTACCCGATCAAAAATCGCCAATCTGAAAAAAGAACAGCTTTTTGTTTTCTCTCCATCGGGCGATTTGCTCTACAAGGAGCAAGGAACAGCTCAACATACAGGATACGGAGATGCCGACTATAAAGGGAATATTGTTTTACACAACCACCCGGAGGGTGTTCTCCCTGTCCCGTCCTTGAAAGATATTGAAACATGGCAAAAATCAGGAGCAAAAGCAATCATAATTGAAAGCCGGGATGCAACGTTTACATTATCAGGACCACACAACAAGGGATTTTATGAAACACTCGCATATAATCACAATGCCGTGCGCCGCGCCGTAAGAGAAGCAGCGAGTAAGGTATCGGCTGATTATAAGGCGGGAAAGTATAAAAGCGTGCAGGAAGCCAGAGAAGCAAGCAGAAGAGCACAAACGGAAGCGACAAATAACGCATACGCCAAGTTTGCAAAGGCCGCTGGCGTTAAATATTCCTTTAAGTGGAAGAAGAAAAAGGCGTGAAAAAGTATCCTTTTACTCCTGAACTACTTGATGCCCTTCCCGAAGAACTGGCAGAGCTGTACCGTGGACTTGAGGACACGCTGCTGATGGAGATATGCTCCCGGCTCAAGGCTGCGGACGAGCTGAACGAGGTAACGGTGCAGGACATCAAGGCGCTGCGGGCACACGGCATTGACCTTAAAGAGATTAAAAAGGCCATACAAAAAGCCGCCGGCATCAGTGAGCAGAAATTAAACAAGCTGCTTGATGATGTTGTGGAACGCAATCAGCAGTATTACACCAACGTCATTGACCTTGCGCATATCACTCAGCCGGAAACGCTGGTAAGCATCGAGGACACCTGGGCCATATACCAGCAGACAAAGCGGGACTTGCGCAATATAACACAATCAATGGGCTTTTTGGTGGACAACGGGCGCACGATGCTGCCCCCAGCCAAAGCTTACCAATGGGTGCTTGACAATGCGGCGATGCAGGTGCAGAGCGGAGCGATCAACTATAATCAGGCTATCAAGATGGCGGTAAAGCAGCTTGCAGACAGCGGCTTAAAGGTAGTTGACTATGAGAGCGGCCACCATGATTCTATCGATGTAGCGGCCCGCAGGGCGGTAATGACGGGCGTTTCCCAAATCTGCGCAAAATACACGGAGCAATCGGCAGAATATCTTGAGACACCATATTTCGAGGTTTCCGCCCATTCTGGCGCGCGTGATAAGCCGGGGCCGTCCCCGTGGTCAAGCCATAAGGACTGGCAAGGCAGGGTTTACAGTATTCGCGCAAATGACATTTACCCGAGCATCTACGAGGTGTGCGGACTGGGGGCCGTGGATGGGCTGGAAGGAGCCAACTGCCGCCACCGGCGCTTCCCCTGGGTCGAAGGTGTGTCTGAGCGCACCTATACCGATGAACAGCTTGCACATATTGATGATGGGCTTGGCTGCACATTTGATGGCAAGGCCTACACCGCATATGAGGCCACACAGATCCAGCGACGCATAGAGCGTACCATACGAAAGCAAAAGCGTCTGAAAAATGCGTACAGCGTCGCGGGACTGGAGGAAGATGCGACTGCGGCCAACATCAAACTGCGGCGCTTAAATGCAAAATACAAGGAGTTCAGCAAAGCAGCGGGGCTGTCGGAGCAACCAGAAAGACTGAAAGTGCTATATACCGGAGAGCTTACGGACGACAAACGTTTCGCCCCCTTAGAGGAATACGAGGGTGGATGGAAAATCAAAGATAAATTTTCCGAGCGACAGTACGTTATTGATGTAGGAACGCCAAAAATCGCTGGAGCAAAACAACATTTTTGGGAAAATCTTGAAACAAAGTCGGACAGAAGCGGCTTGAATTTGGAAGCCGCGCAGGGTATAATTGATAACAGCAAATTGACGCTGTACCAGACAGACCGGCAAACAATTAAATTCCTTGCAGACAACGGATATGTTATGCTTAACACAAAGAAAGAAATCGTAACCGCTGTGCCGGAAAAGCTCCGCAAGAAATACCGAGATTATTTGGAGGGAAAGTAAGATGGCAAGAAGTCCTATTGCAAAGCACGAATGCCCTCTTTATGGTAGGGAGACAATTTGGTCGGAATGCGTAGAGGTGCAGGAAGTCCGAGAAGACGAAATGGATGCAAAATGGCTAAGAGAACCGTTTGACGCGAGCAAGGCAAACGAGGTTTGCGAAAAGTGCAAGTGGTATGTTGTCAACGGTGATGAATGAGGTGATCATATGATCGATGAAAAGCTAAAATCCGCCATTGAACATGCGCTTGCGGCTGGACTTCGGGTGCAGCTGAAACGCATGAAAGACGGCAGCGTAAAAGCCCAGATCATTAAGGCCGAAGAGCTGAAAAGTAAATAAAGCCCACAGCGCAATTGAGCGCGCGGAAGTGGCACGAAGAGCCAACTTGTAAGAGTTTCTTACAGGTTGGCTCTTTTTTGTTGTTAATCCATGCCGAGAGGCGTTAAACCGCTGGGCGACGGCCCAGGAAATAAACGGAGGTAAATCAAATGAGCGAAATTAGCACCAATACCAATCAGAACCCGGCCAATGCGCCGGAGGCCACACCTGCGAAGACCTTCACGCAGGAGGAAGTGGATGCCATGATCGGCAAGCGCCTTGCAAAGGCAATGAAGGGCATCCCCAGCGAGGAAGAAATCACCGCGTACCGCACATGGAAAGACAGCCAGCAAACCGAACAGGAACGGCAGGCAAAGCGCGACAAAGAGCTTGCGGAAAGCAAGTCCGCCCTGACCGCCGCACAAACGGAGATCGAGCAGATGAAGCGCGACAAATACGTGCTATCCAAAGGGCTGACCGGCGATGATGCAGAGTTTATCGCGTTTAAAGCTCTCAGGATGGTGGACGACAAGACCACTTTTGAGCAGGCAGTTGATAAGCTCACAGAAAACCGACAAAAGGTTAAGTTTGATTGGACGGCTCCGGCGGGCAGCGGCGAAAAGAAAGTGGATATCAATGCCGCAATGAATAGCCTCATTCGCGGCGCATTGAAGTAAAGAAAGGAAGAAAAACACATGGCAAACATCATTGACAGAAGCGCACTTTCCGGTCTTATCCCGGAACCCGTAACCCGTGAAATCATGCAGGGCGCTATCGCGGAATCCGCAGTGCTCCGCATGGGTCGCAGACTGGCAAATATGTCCAGCAAGACGCAGACCATTAATGTGCTTGACGCACTTCCCTCTGCGTATTTCGTCAACGGCGAGGCTAACGGTGACGGCGCGGGCGACGCCTTCAAGCAGACCACCAAGATGGCTTGGGACAAGAAGAAGCTGTATGCCGAGGAAATCGCGGTTATCGTCCCCATCCCTGAAGCCGCTTTGGATGATGCGGACTATGACATTTGGGGCGAGGTCAAGCCCCGACTGACCGAGGCTTTCGGCAAGGTCATCGACGCGGCTATCTTGTTTGGCACGAACAAGCCGAGCACTTGGCGCACTGGCGTTGTTCCTGCTGCTGTCGCTGCCGGCAACGGTGTGCCCATCAGCTCCGATATTTTCAGCGACATCATGGGCGAAAGCGGCTTGATCGCCAAAGTCGAGCTGGACGGCTTTAACCCCAACGGCGTTATGTCCGCCATCCAGATGCGCGGCAAGCTCCGCGGCCTAAAGGACACCACCGGCCAGCCCATCTTCAAGTCCGATATGCAGGGCGCTACCCGCTACGGCCTGGACGGCATGGACATGTATTTTCCCATGAACGGCGCTTTCGATCCTGCGCAGGCGCAGATGATCGTCGGTGACTGGAGCCAGCTCGTCTACGCCATCCGTCAGGATATGACGTTCAAGATTTTCACCGAGGGCGTTATCCAGGACCCCACCACCAAGGCCATTACTTACAACCTCATGCAGAACGATATGGTCGCCCTGCGTGCGGTTATGCGCCTTGGCTGGGAGATCGCGAATCCCGTCAATGCTTACAACGTGGACAAGGCTGACCCGTTCCCCTTCTCCGTGTACGGAAAGGGCGGCGACATTTCCGCTGTTACCGTCTCGCCCGCTACCGCGACGATGGCAAAGGGCGACAGCAAGGCGTTTACTGCTGCCGTTACCGGCGAGGGCATCATCAACGGCGAGGTCGAGTGGAGCCAAAATGGCACGAAGTCCAAAATCAGCGAAGACGGCTTGCTGACTATCGGCTCCGCTGAGACTAAGACCAGTATCACCGTCACGGCCAAGTCCAAGCAGGACGGCACCAAGACCGGCACTGCTACCGTTACCGTTTCTTAATCTGAAAGGAGCTGACCCGTATGACATACGCTGATTATACATACTACGCCGGAATCTATATGGGTTCTGTGAGCGAGGAAGATTTTCCGCGTCTGGCTGTTCGGGCCAGCTCCTTCCTCGATTACTACACCCAAAACCGGGCGAAAGACAACGCTGATATGGACGCTGTAAAGATGTGTTGCTGCGCATTGGTGGACAAGTATCAGTTGATCGAGACTGCGCAGCAACTTGCCGCAGCCAAGCTGACGGCGGCGCTTACCGGCGATGACGTGAAAAGTGAAACGGTAGGCGGGTATTCTCGCACACTGGCCAGCGGCGGAGAAAGCGCCGCTGCTGCATTGAGTGCCACGGACGGCGCAAGAAAATTGCTGGCGGAAACATGCATGGAATACCTTGCCCATACAGGGCTGCTGTATCGCGGAGGTGGTTGCAGATGTACACTCCCCACATTGTAACGGTTTACAACGTCGTGCGTGAACCGGACCCTGCCACGCTAAAAGATGTCACAAACCTATATGTAACCGTGCTTGATGGCGTGTTCTGCGAGGCGTCAAAGGGAGTTAATGTGCGCAAAAGCGGGCTTGAAGGCGCCGACGCAGTAAACCTGTATATCCCATTTACGGTAAAAGCTGTGGATGGATTTAGCGGAAAGCCCAAGACATATACAGAGCCGCAAGCATTTTTTGCCTCAAGCGACAGGGCGGGCCTATGGACGCTATCCACCACCGGCAATGGTGGCGATACATTTTTCGTCAAAGGCGAATTTGTAACGGACAACGAGGGCGTGGCATTGGGGCACGATAATTGCTGGAATGTGACTAAGGTTGACGCAAAAGACTTTGGCAGCGCAGATATGCAGCATTGGGAAGTGGGTGGGAAATAAGTGGCCGTTACCTTTGCGATGCATTTTGGCGGCATGGAGGCCATCAAGGACAAACTGGCTGAGAGCTGCACCCGCGCTGAAAGCATTGTGGGGCAGCAGGTCATAAAAGACACCGCACCGTTTGTCCCTGCACTTACAGGATCTTTAACAATACGCACGAGGTTAGACGGCAACAAAATTATTTACCCCGGGCCTTATGCTCGGTTTTTGTACTACGGCAAAGTCATGGTTGATCCGCAAACCGGCAGCACATTTGCGCCAAAGGGCGGGACGAAGGTTTTGACAAACCGAGACCTTGTATTTTCCAAGGCGATGCACCCGCAAGCACAGAGCCATTGGTTTGAGGCTTCCAAAGCGCAGAACCTGGATAAATGGGTACGCATTGCAAAAAAGGCGGTGGAAAAATTTGGACAAAGTTAAAAAAACCGTATCGGCAGCGGAAGAGGACAAGGTATTTCGCAAGCTGCTGGTTTGGCTGAACACATATCCGGATTTGCCGGTGGATTTGATTCGATTTGAGTTCCTGCCCGCCGACACCTCTTCAATGGCCATTTCTACCATCCAGGCGGCCTATATCGTTAAACGATATGTTTTAGGGGGCTACCAAGCGGAATACCAATTCAAAATCATTTACCGGGTTAAGCCGGGCAATAGCATGGACAAACGGCTCAAGGCGGACGAACTGTTAAACGCTATCGGAGATTGGGCGACCGGAAAGCGCCCCGACATTGGTACCGGAAAACGCGTTGTAAGCCTGGAGCCCACTACACGATCCTCTTTGTTCGCCGTGTATGAAAACGGCGACGAAGATCATCAAATTTTAATGAAAATGAATTACGAGGTGAATACATAATGCCAGATTTGACTTTTACAACACCGGAAGGTCAGACCATTGACCGCGAACTTTTGATCGCATACCTGAATACGGGCTCCGCCGAGTCCCCTGCGTGGAGTGCTATCGGCAAGCGGGTGGAGGACACCAGTGAGGAAATGGACTGGGGCCAGGAGAGCAAGCAGGATGTGCTGGGGAACACATTCACAACCATGAAAAAGCCCGTTATTACACAGACCTTTGACCCCATCCCCTTGGATGCTGGTGATGCGGCAGCCGTGAAGATGTGGAATTTGGCCGTAAAAGACCACGATGCGCAGGCGCTGGCCAACCAGGACATGATGATCGGCCACTTCTACGCCACCAGCGGCGATGCAAAATTTGCCGAGCGTTATGATTCCTGCGCCATTGCCGTGACCTCCATCGGCGGCGAGGGCGGCGGTACCCTAAACATCGCCAGTGAGATTACCTACGGCGGGACCCGCACTCTGGGGACCGTGGCGAAGGGCACTTCCGGCAAGATCGAGTTTACTGCCGCACAGTAAAAAATAGGGGCGGGGTTTCCCGCCCCATTATCACGCAATATACAAATAAATCGGAGGACACCATGAGCGAAAATATCATCAAAATTGATACCGGCGTAGTCACTAAAACTTTTGTGACTACCGACGGGAAAGAATGTGAATTTGCGTTTAACCCGCTGGATATGGGCCTGTCTCGCCGGCTTTTTTCCGCGTTTGAAAAACTCGACAAAATGAACGAGGGTTATAAGGACGAAGTGCAAAAAAACGCCGATAAAAAGGGAATTTTTGACATTGGCCAAAAGATGGACCGGGAAATGCGGGAGATCATCAACGGAGAAGTATTCGGGTTTGATATCTGCACCCCGCTTTTTGGTGAGCTGAATCTTTACGCGCTGGCCAACGGATTCCCCATTTGGGCAAATTTGCTTTTTGCGCTGGTGGACGAAATGGATACTGCGTATGCCCGGGAGCAGAAGCTTACCAACCCGCGCATTAGCAAGTACACCAAGAAGTACCACAAATGAGATACAGCCTGCCAACATCCGTGGAGCTGGGCGGGAAGGAATACGCCATTCGGTCTGATTACCGGGACATTTTGGACATTTTGGAAATGCTTTCTGATTCGGAGCTGGACAGCGCCGATAAGGCAGAGGCAGTGATGGAAATGTTTTACCCGGATTACGAGGATATCCCATACACGGAATACGAGAACGCAGTGCGGCAATGCATATCCTTTGTAAATTGCGGCGAGGAAGAATGTCGGGATGAAAAGCGCCCTAAGCTCATGGATTGGCAGCAGGATTTCCCGATAATTGCAAGCCCCATAAATCGCGTGCTTGGTACGGAAATCCGTTCCCTTGAATATCTGCACTGGTGGACGTTTATTTCGGCGTATCAAGAGATCGGCGACTGCACTTTTGCCCAAGTGGTAAGTATCCGGCAAAAGAAAGCAAAAAATCAAAAGCTGGATAAATCCGATCAGGAATTTTACAAGCAGAATAAGCATCTTGTGGATTTCAAACGGCAATATACCAAGCGGGACGAGGACATTATCATCAAGTGGACATGATAAAAGCCGCCCCTTTGGGGGCGGCTGCAAATCAATCAATTATGTAGCAGTTTGATAAAATTACATTTGTTTTATTATCAAATACAAGCAGAATCTTTCCACTTAATCCGTCACATTTTCCGATGACCTTGATCACATCTCCCGGGTTTAATGCGGCAACAGCGGATTCATCAGAGCCCCTAAAATTAAGCTGTATTGCATAAAAGACCTGATCGCAACTCAGTAAAACCGCAAGGGTTGAATCCGTTTTATCTATTTTGCTAATAACGCCTGAAACAATTACAGGATTTCCCGTGATGTTTTTATCTGCGTTTACGACATTATTAATATACTCGTTCATTAGGTCTTCTGCCGAAAAATTTTGGTATTGGGCAAATTTGTCCGCAAGAAAATCTTGCACACCGGCAGCAACATTGGTATCAGGATAAGATTCCTGAATACTTTTGCAAGTAGAAATGCCATCAATGTAATCGCCTTTTTCAAAGGAATTGCTGGCCTTTGTTAGCATTTCTTTGGCCTTTTCCTCATCGGTCTGTTCGCTCTGCTTGTTATCTGTGTTCGGCGCAGGCGAAGGCGAAGAACTATCCGGCAATGCGACGCAAACCACAAATATCGTAAAACAGCACACAAGCGAAATTAATGGCGGAAGAACTTTCTTTTTTTTGATTGCAAATACAACAATCAAAACAAGAGAAACAATAAAGCCTATAACACTCAATACTCCGATAACAGCATCCATATTTTCTCCTCCTATAAACAATTATATCTTTATTATGACTAAAAAATGCAAAAAGTCAAGCGAAATGAGGTGATTCAATGGCGGATGGGTCTGTCGTGGTGGAAGTAAACGTTGACGACAAGCAGGCGCGAAAAGAGCTCAATGCACTTACAAGGAAAATCTCTGGTTTATCTGAAAAACTAAATGATCTGGAAAGAGAAAAGCTCCCGCTGGTAGAGCAGTCGGCACAGCTCGGCGCAAATCTCGATGCGGCAAAAGCAACTCTTGAACATATGAAAAGCGGAGCGGAATTTTTTACATCCGACTCGATTGCAAACCAGCAAGCACAAGTGAACGCCATGCAGAAAGAGTTTGATTCGGCGGCGTTAAAGGTGGAAACGATCAATGCAAAAATCAACAAAACCGCTGCGTCTCTTGACAATGCAAAGAGAAAAGCGGGAGAACTTAGTGGGCAGCTTGCTGGAGCAAAAAATGGCACAAGAGAGTTGTCCCCCGCTGCAGAGGAAGCCGGGAAGCGATTCACAAAGCTTGGAAACCGAATCAAGGGGCTTGCAAGGCGTGTGTTTGTTTTTACGCTGATTACAGCCGCGCTGCGCAAAATCAGGGAGTATATGTGGTCGGCAATCCAGACAAACACCGATGCAATGGCAGCGGTTGCCAAGCTTAAAGGTGCGCTGCGTACACTGGCCCAGCCGATTGTAAACATCGTTATCCCGGCGTTTACGCTACTCGCAAACGTGCTTACAACGGTGGTAAATACAGCTGCTCGGCTGCTATCTGCACTGTTTGGAAACACTCTTGCATCTTCTCAGAAAGCGGCTGAAAGCCTTTATGACCAGCAGAAAGCGATTGATGGTGTTGGTTCTGCCGCGAAGAAAGCCAGTAAATATCTGGCACCTTTTGATGAGCTGAACACAATGAACGGAGATTCCGATAGCTCGGGAGGGGAAAGTGCAAGCGGTGGAATCGCACCGGATTTCACAAGCACAGTCAGCAGCGGATTGACTGCCGTTGCAACCTTGTTTACCGGAATCGCCCTTCTTGCATTGGGCGCAGTGTTGACTTTTTCTGGCGCAAATATACCGATCGGAATTGCTCTGATGGTTGCTGGTGCGCTGGCGGTATATGGCGCCGCCTCCGAAAATTGGGGTCTTATTGCAGAAACTTTGCAAGGATCACTTGCGGTTATAGTGACTATTGTAGCCGGAGCTTTGCTTGCCCTTGGCATAATCCTTGTTATGACAAGCGCAAACATCCCGCTTGGAATTGGCATGATTATAGCTGGCGCTGCATCTTTGGCCGCCGTTGTTGCCGTCAACTGGGATACCATAACAGGGTTTATAAGTGACAACATAGATGTAATTGCCGGTATTGTTGGAGCCGCCTTCCTTGTACTTGGCGCCATACTTGCTCTTTCAGGCGCAAATATTCCGCTCGGAGTAGGATTGCTTTTGGTTGGCGCTGCATCTTTGGCGGCATCTGCAACCGTTAATTGGGAAGCAATCCAAAACGCAATAAAAGGGCCTATTGGCGCAGTAACTGCAATTTTGAGCGGCGCGTTGCTTGTGCTTGGCGCCGCATTGCTGTTTACTTTTGCAAATGTCCCTCTTGGCCTTGGGCTTATGGCTGCTGGAGCGGTTGGGCTTGCGACGGCGATTGTTCCAAATTGGGACAGTATTACGCAGGCGCTGCAAGGTCCACTGGGAAAAACCCTTGCCATGATAGGCGGGTTTCTTGTGATACTCGGCCTTATGCTACTCTTTACGGGCGTTGGTATCCCGCTTGGTATCGGGTTGCTGCTGGCTGGCGGCGCAAGCTTGGCCGCTGCGATCGCGCCAAACTGGAATTTTATCACAGACAAAATAAAGGGCGTATGGCAGAAAATCAAAGATTTCTGGAACGCTAAAATTGCTCCTATTTTTACAACGCAATGGTGGCTTAACTTGGGGAAAAACATCATGAATGGTTTGATTACCGGAGTTGAAAAAGGCATTAACTGGGTGCTTGGCGGTGTAAGTGACCTCGTAAATGGCATCACAGGAATGATAAACAAAATCCCTGGTATCAACATCAAAAAAGTTGACTGGGGAAATGTGCACATTCCCCGCCTTGCCCAAGGCGCTGTTATCCCTGCAAACCGCGAGTTCTTGGCGGTGCTGGGCGACCAGAAGCACGGCACAAACATCGAGGCACCAGCTGATTTGATCCGCCAGATCGTCCGAGAGGAAGTCGGACAAGCATCCGGAAGCACCCATGTGACCATTGTGCTGGACAGCGTGGACGGGAAGAAACTGTTCGATGCTATCGTCAAGGAGAACAATTCTGTGATTCGCGCAACTGGTGCAAGCCCTTTGAAAGTGTAAGGTGTATGAATGGATGTACTGAAAATTAAGAAGAACGATGGAACAAGTGTCGTTCCTCCAACACCCGCCGAACTGGAATGGAACCTATCAGATCTTGATGGGGATAATACTGGCAGAAACCAAAGCGGGAACTTGTTCCGTGACCGAGTAGCCGTAAAGCGAAAAATAAAATGCACATGGCTGCCGATGGACGGGGCGAATATGTCTAAGTTGCTATCTGCCGTGACAGACCCCTTTTTTGAGCTTACATACCCTGATGCGTTAGATGGGAAAAACAGAACAATCACCTGCTATGTGGGTGATCGTTCTGCTCCTATTATGCGCCCCAACAATGATGGCGTATGGTTGTGGGGACAAATTTCCATGAACTTCATCGAGAGGTGAGCCATGCATACTGTAACAGACGCATTTAACGCCGCGTGTTCTGCACCGGGGCGTGAAATCACCAGCAAGGTAAATTTCAACGGTACGACAGACCTTCCGGCATCGGAGATACAGGAGATCGTTGTCACGGAGCCGTTTGGCTCCTCAGACGGCGTGACCATCGGAGCGACGTTTTCCAGTCAGTGCAAGGTCGTGGTTTACAAGCAGACCCCCGCCTTGCAGCTCTCCGGCGGAAATTTTATCCCTTACGCGGGGATCAAAGTAAACGGCACGGCACAGTTTGTGCCGAAAGGCAAGTTTTATATCCCCGCCGACGGCGTGGAACAATCCGGCAAGTTATGGCTCACCATTACGGGCTACGACCGCATGGCGGGGCTTACAGCGGACTATGTGCCTACCGTCGCATTTCCGGCCACGCCTGCGCAGGTTTTGACAGATGTTTGCACACAGGCCGGAGTGACGTCGCCCACTGTGGAGCTGCCCGACATCCAAATCGCGGCAGCCTATACGGGTACGCTGCGGGAACAGCTTGGCTGGCTGGCCGGTCTTATCGGCTGCAACGCAAAATTCGACGCCACCGGAAACCTTGTGTTCTGCTGGTACGCCGACACTGGCTTGACCCTTGGCTGGGATGTCCAGCACATGAACGGACTGGAGCTGACCGCAGATGGCGCATTTACCATCAATAGCTTGCTTACCGGCACGGAGGACAACCCCATCAGTGTGGGCAGCGGCGCGGGGATCGTCGCAACCAACCCGTACATGACCGAGGATGTCGCCGCAGATGTGTTTGCTAAAATCTCCGGCAAACAGTTTATGCCCTGTAAGCTCAAATGGCGCGGCAACCCCGCCGTGGAAGCGGGAGACAGCGTTACTGTGACTGGTCTGGACAAAAAGGCGCTGACTGTCTATGTCATGGAGCAGCGCTTGACGGTAAAGGGCGGCATGTCGGCGGAAACTACTTGCTACGGCACGGAGGACGCCGAATACGCCATAAAATCCCCTACAGAGCGAAAATTCCAGCAGAAGTATCAAGACATTTTTAAATCGTTTCAAGAGGCCACTGAAAAAATCATCGGCGCCAAGGGCGGATATTTTGAGATAACCTATGATGCAGACGGCTACCCTACCGGATGGACATTGCGCGACACCGCGACCGTTGAGGATAACACCAAAATGTGGATCATGTCCACCGGCGGTCTGGGCTTTTCGCAGGACGGCGGGAAAACCATCAGCAAAGTCGCCCTCACAATGGACGGCGAAATTGACGGTTCTGCTTTGGCGATTGGGTCTGTGACACAAGATGCAGTTTCTGGCCTATCACAGCAATTCTCCGTAATGGATGGGGAGATAAACTCCAAGATCAGCAAGACCGAAGCGACAAGCAGTTTTGCGGGAAAGTCCGAATTTGAAAATCTCACAAAAACAACGGAAGCGGCGATAAAAGCAAATTCAGAATCTATTACGCAAAATTATTCCGAAATCAAAGAGCTTTCGGACAAAATCGCCGCCACCGAGGGTTATATCAAAACCGGCAAAATCGCCGAGGACGAGAACCAAAACCCCATATATGGTGTCGAGGTCGGTCAGACAACGGACGACTTGGAATTCTCGGTTTTTGCCCGTTTTACGCCCGGAAAGCTGTCGTTTTACGACGGAAACGGAAATGAGATCAGCTATTTTTCCGGGCAAAAACTCCACATCAAGGAAGCTGTTGTGCTGAATGCCATGAATCTTGGCGGATATGAGATCAGTACGAAAAAAGGATTGACATTTAAGTGGGCAGGACGGTGATAACATGGCATCGAGCGGTATCGTAAAAACTAACACGGTATATGACTCCTATTTCTGGGTGAAATGGGAGCTGGCCGGTCAGGATATTGCCGGCAATAAATCCACCATCAGCTGGTCGTGCGGCATTACACCTGGGCATCAGTTCTATTCCAACGCTGTAAAAATGTCCGCCGTTGCCATCAATGGCGTGACGGTGTACGCCGGTGGGACGTACTCCAACATCACCGACTACAAGGAACGCACCCTCGCTTCCGGCACCCTGACCATCGCCCACGATTCGGACGGCAGCAAGACCTTCACGGTGGCGGCCTTCAGCGGGCAGGTGTGGAAGGACAGCGGCTATCTGACGGCCACGGCGGCGGCGCAGAGCTTTGCGCTGCCCACCATTCCCCGCGCTACCGTGCCGGTAATTGGCGCGGTAGTCATGGGGCAAACCGTAACCATCGGCCTGCCCCGCGCAGTGCCGAGTTTTACCCACACCCTGACCTATACTTTCGGCTCAGCCTCCGGCACCATTGCCGAGGGCGCGGGCGCAGAAGCGCAATGGGCGGTGCCCTATGACCTTGCCGCGCAGATCCCCAACAGCGCCACCGGCACGGGTACGCTGACATGCAAGACCTACAGCGGCAGCACCCTCATAGGCACACAGGCGGTCACATTTACTGCCACGGTGCCCAGCAACAGCACCACGCAGCCCAGCGACACCCTCGCCGTGTCGCCCGTCAGCTCTTTGGCGGCGCCGTTTAATGGGCTGTACATCCAAGGCCGCACCAAGGCCAAGATCACCCACACCGCCAGCGGCAAATATGGCGCGACCATCAAATCCTATGCGGCCACGGTGGACGGGCAGACCTACACAGGGCAGGCGCCTACCACGGACATTTTGGCGACCCCTGGCACGCTGACGATCACCGGCACGGCCACCGACAGTCGCGGCATCATCGGCACGGCGCTTGCGTCCATCGCGGTGCTGGCCTACACGCCGCCCTCTGTGGAGCGCAACACATCCACGGACGCCCTTGTCTGCGCACGCGCACTTGCTAACGGCACACTGGACGATGACGGCACATTGCTCTATGTAGCATGCAGCCGCAAGTTTTCTGCCCTAAACGGCAATAACGGCGCCTCGGTGCAAGTCCGCTATAAGGCCGAGTCCGGCGAGTGGTCTGATTGGGTCACATTTTTGTCCGAAAGCACAAGCGGCGATAACTATGCCGGCGTCATTGCAGGCATAACGCTGGCGGTGGAATCCCCGTATGCCATTGAGCTGCGCGCGGTGGACAAGCTGGGCGAATCCGGCGGATCGCTGTCTTTTGCCGTCCCTACCTCTGAGGCGACTGTAGACTTGGGCGAGGGCGGCAACTCTCTGGGCGTTGGCCGCCGCGCCCATGTGGGCACGGAAAAACGGCTTGACGTTGCATGGAACTCAAATTTTGAAAAAGATGTCAGGGTAGACGGAGATTTGTTTGTGAGCGATTTGACATCCCTTAAAGCCGCGTTGGTGGACATTTTTCTGCCTGTGGGGAAAGTTTACATTTCGGCTGATCCGACCAGCCCCGCAGAGCTTTTCGGCGGGACGTGGGAGCGGCTGGAGGACGTGTTTTTACTGGCGGCGGGCGCGAAGCATGCGGCGGGCAGC